AGTATATAGCTACATTTCCACCCATAGTTACTATGGAGAGGGTGAAAGACATGTATTTAGGAGCATCAGCAGGAACTTTCATAGAACATTCAGAAGTTAAGGAAATCTCTCCTGAGATAAATTTAGAAATAAAAGCTGGACGGAAGAAAATACATGCAATAGAAGCAGTATTGAAAGCTTCACATAACTTTTGGACTGGCCGAGAGCCTCTTCCAGTTACGTTTACAAAGTCATGGAAAACAGAAACAAAGTTCGATTGGGTAGCTCAATTAGTAGCAGAAACATTCCATGCGTTTATGGGTAAAGCAAGAACGTTTGAGATAGGGAACACTTTCTATATAGTCCAAGAAAAAGTATGCCAAACAGTTAGAATGTTAGTCGAAAGATGGAATGGCATTTGCATTGGAATGAAATGGGCGTCAGGTGGAGCGCAAGAATTTGCACAACAATTTTACGTTGAAGAAGGACTAGAGTATCAAGTCAAGTTAGATGACGGAGATTTCTCAGCATTAGATCAAACTTTACATTATGTGTTTCTACAATTGTTTTATACAATGGGAGGAATTTATTTTGATCCTAAAGATAAGTATTATGACTTGATGGTTCGTGTTCTAGATTACGTTGCAAAGACAATAAGTGCAAGAGTAGTACATTTATGTAATCGAATGTGGGCATTAGTGATAGGAGAAATGCCTACAGGAGCGTGGATGACTTCACACGGTAATTCTTACATAGTGTTGCTGTATTTTTACTTGTTTTGTATCATGCAAAGTCAGAAGATGACTCCAGATGTGAAAGAGATGTTTCAAAGATCAATGATATTAAAACTCATTCAGGCGCGAGTGTATGGAGATGACCATGTTAAGGGACAAAAGAGAAATTATGAGATAGAAGCGTACATAGGAGAAATCCAGTTCGGACAATGGGTAGCTCACTATGTGAATGGAAACATAAGAGACATAAGAAATGATGTTCCTTTTATCTCAGAAAAAAATCCTATAGGAGATCTCCGAGAAGCTAATTTGGTTATGTTGAAACAACACTTTGTGAGGAATCGAGATAGAACAACAGGACAACCTTCGTATTTACCTTTTCGAAATGCAAAAGATTTATGTATAAGGTGTATATGGGGATCGACAATCAAAAGAAGAGACAAGTTTGATCTCATTTTATCTAGCATAGGACATGGTTATGGATCTTATGCATCTAACTTTCAAACATGGAACTGGTTGAAAAATTTAAATTGTTCTGTGAGGGCATTGATGACAGAGGAAGAAGTAGAATCCACGTTAGGCACTTTAGAAACTCGTGCGGAGAAATCAGATTTCTTAAAGAAAATGCGAATGGTAGGTATTACAATTAAGGAAGTTTTAAGTTCTTTTCCAACTTGGCAAGCATTAAAAAATAAAAATGTGTATGATCCAATATACCACATCACTTCAAAAACTGACACGTTAAATGACTGAAAGCAAAATGAACCTAACATTGTTAGGCGAAGTGTAGTGCGTCGACTACAAAAAGGCCTCTCTTAATTGAGAGCTAAAAAATAAG